AGGAGCATAATCATCCCAAAAACTTCCGAGAGGTATAAGTTGGTCTATTGTATTAACAAAAGCGTAGGTACATAAAGTTCCAGACGCAATAGGAGTATAAATAGGTCCGGGTGCAAGATATTGAAAAGTATTTGTAGTTGCAACTACAATTCTATATACCCCATTTAAAGCATGAGTTGTCTGAGTACCAGCCGTTATAGAACTAAAATTAATATAATCTCCAACACTTCTTCCATGACTATTACTTGTTATTTCTATAACAGTTTGGACAAAAATATAAGTACAAGCAGACGATGAAATAGCACTACCACTAGCTAAAAATTGAAAAGTATTAGTGGTTGTAGCTACGATCTCAAAAGTGCCATTTGTTGCACCTCCAGCAGAGGCAGTAAATTGCACAAAATCTCCAACACTTCTTCCATGATTATTACTTGTTATTTCTATAACTGTCTGACTTGTACCTCCAACAGTAGCTGTTGTCCTTACGTAAAAAGCATTAACTGTACTTCCAAAAGTTGCAGATTTTCTTTCATAAGTAGCTTGTATAGTTTCACCACCTAATGCAAAAGAAATAGTTTGTATATATCGTTTTAAATTTAATGCAAAGATAGAACCACAGTCTAAAAGCGATTGAAAAATATACGATCCTCTTAATCCTCTATCAATAGATACAGTCCCAGCAGTTGCAGGGTTAATAATATTATCCGCTTCAACTGTTAAGTATGTTGAATTTGGAACTCCCATGGTCTTAACAGTGTATATACCACTTTTTGATCTTCCAGACGTAAAATTTATTTGTAAAGTCTCACCAACAGATATATTGTAAACTGGAAGGCTATTAATTGATATACTTATTTCTCTTCCAGTTTGATTGTAAGTTCCTGTAATCTTAAGTGCTGGATTGGCTAATTTTAAAACACCATCTGCATAGGTCACATTATTTCTAGTACCATTAAAAGGAGGTGAATCTGTATCTTCTCTATCAGTAAAAACTCGTTGCGAATCAATCAAATCAGGTAAATCCATAATTATGGAAGTTTCACCTAAAGAAAAATTACCTTGGTCATCACGAAACTTTAAAATATATTCTCCATCTAAACTAGGGACAACTGCATCAGTTGTATTTCCAGCTAATGCCTCAATCAAATCAATAGAGTTTTGAAATGTTCCAGTGCCGTCTTGTTTATTGGAATGTCTGACATAAACTTTTCCACCATGTATAACGTCAGGATCAATAGATTCATCCCATCTTAGTCTTATTAATTTATTTGTTATTGGCTCCATTGTTAAATTTTTAACGTCAGCAGGTGGAGCAGTTTTTCCAAGAGCTTTAAAACTTAAATTCGCAGAAGTAGTAGATAAAGTTAATGCAGCATTAAAAGAAAAAACTCTAAATTCATATAATCCAACATCTGTATCTAAAATTTCAAAATCAGTCCTAAAAACAACCTCATTTACCCAGTTCCCACTATTAAATCTATATTGAACTAAATATTGACTTACTCCTGACACTCCTGTCCATACTAAAAGTAATTTACTCACAGCTAAATTATTAATTGTCACTATCATTTCTTTCGACTCACCATTCTGATTAGTAACTCTAAGATTACTTGGAGGAGGTGCTGGACGATTTAAAAGAGATATAAATCTTGGAGGTAATGGATCACCTTGATCTATAAAAGGATATTTACCATCTCGATAAGATAAACCTGTTATTACATAAACTAACTCGTCTTTTTCCTCAACAGATAAAACTCTAAATTTTTGTGGTTCTAATCCATCTGTACCAGTACTAGATAACATCCATATAGAATTAGCTTGTGGTATAGCATTTACAAAAGAACCACTACTGTTTTTTATCTGAAAATGTTGCCCTGATACTAAATTAATTTGGTTGTTTACAGTATCAACACTACAATCTTTCTCACTTACTGTTCCGTCTGACATTATTACGCTACATTTTTTATTAATTCCAGCGAAATTATCTAAATCTAAATCATTATCTACTGTTACTTGATTTGTGGTTGCAGTTTTTATCCTACCTGACCTCCTTTTTCCTCCTCTAAGTGGATCAGCAACTGAAATAACACTACCTGGTCTTACAAGCACTCCAGCTTCTATGCTTGTCTCAAAAGTAACAATTTCAGATTCTTGTTGCTCACTATAAAGTACTGCTCTTCCAAGTCTTATTGCTTGGCCTCTTGATGTTGTGCCAAAAGCTTTAATTTGTTTTTGAACTAATCCTAACCTGTCTATAGTGGCTTGTTCTGCATCTACAACCTCAGTATCTATTTCTTTAGAGTCTAAATTAAAATAACTTACAAGAAATTGGGTATGTCTTTGTTTTAAACTTGATCCTGTATATGAAAAACCAGCTTCTGATACGTTTGCCAAACTAAATAAATAACTTGAAGTTGTTGGCCTGTCTTGTGTAATTGTAATACTACCTGTTTGCCATATTGGAAATGCTCTCATACAACCAGCTACTTCATTTATTAAATTAAAAGCCTCTTTACTACTTTGAATATTTACATTACAACTAAATCTTGGTTCTTTTACAGTTCCAGCTTGTGTTGATAAATCACTTACTAATTCATTTGAATATTTACTTGCAGTAACTAAACTAAATAAATCTACATTTGCATATAAATCAGTATCACTAGGGTTCGATGGATCAAAATTAGGCGCGATCTGTGTACCAAGGCCATATCTTTGGTTTGTGAGAAGATCTAAAAGTATCATTGCAGGGCAAGTTGTCCATTTTGCAGCTTGCATTGTTCCGTTAAAAATATATCCAGCAGGGTAATGTATAAAACCAAAACTACTTACAGGGCCAAGACCATAAGTGTCAGCATCAGCTTGATTATTTATAACAACTGGAGTGCCAGAGTTATTTGCACCAGCACCAGGTATTCTTACTTTTATTCCACGAATCTTAAAAACTCTTTTTGGAATATTACTGAATTGTTCTGAATCTAATCTTAATAATGTATAAGCACAATCTGGATAGGTATTACTATCAGCAACTATTTCTTCAAGATGCGTGAATACAAACTCATCCTTTTGAGTTTCACTGCTTTCTGCATCATCTGTAACCCTATGAACTGAAACATCTAAAGTATGACCACTTTGAAAAAACCTAGTTTTATCAACTGGAAAACGATATTGTTTTTGATAAGGATCTGCACTTCTTCCTTTTATCTTGTCATCTATTACAAGCTCTTGTGTACCACTGCTATTATATTCAGCTTTTATTTGTAAATTAACCTCTAGTCCCTCAATATCTCCATTATCTTTTAAAAGCTGTAGGGATGGGAAAGTTATAGTTACTCCAACAGCATGAATAAGATGATTTGTTATTTGTTGCTCTCTAGGATTATTTTTCGCAACTTTACTATTAACACCAACCACGCTTCTGCTACTTGAAATATCAGGAATAAGTGGTTGTGTTGCTAGTCCTGTTCTTAAATCAAATCTTACATTAGTAAAATTAAAATCCGTTTCATTTGGAGCAGTATTACTGTTAGGAACAAAACTAGCTTTAAGGATTGGAGTGTCATCAAGAAAAATATCTTTTAAACTTTGATATAAATAATCAGCAGTTCCTAATGTTTGTCCTTCTTTAGATGGAGTTGAAAATCCTTCTATTTCACCTTCAGATAATAAATCTAATATATTCGCAAACTGCCTTGAATTTAAATTGTCAGGTGCTCTCTCAGGAGTTCTATTGCGATTACCACCTTTAGCTCCTCGAATAATTTTCTTCATACTGTCACCTGATCTGTATCAATACCAGCAGATATAACTATTGAACCTGTCATTACCTCTCCGTAAACGATAGGTAAAGCAGTTCCAGCCCTACTTGTATTTTGTAAACCTGAAAAAGAATATGTAACTCTAGGATCATCTTCAGGTTCTGTAGGAGTTTCTAATGGGAATAATAAGTTTGATACACCACTTAGGACTAAAGAAGCGCCAATACCAAAAGCAATCTTCGCTCCAAAACCAATTTCTGCGCCAGCAGCAAGTGACATAGGATTTGCAAAAAACCCTCCAAAACCAAAAGAAAAAGCTATTAAAAGACCACCAAGCACAATTTTACCTACATCACCCCTTCCAGCTATGACAGGTATAAAATGTATATCGTTCTGACCTAATGGATAATCAAGTTCATTCTCATCTATTGCATAGTTACCAATTTTCACTTGATAAAACTGTGGATTCATATATTGTTCAATTCCCTCAAAATTATTTACTAAAAAACTTACTGCATCTTTGATGGTTGTTAGTTGTACGTCAAATTCTTTAACCCCAACAAATTCAGCTAGTTTCCCATATAATTTTAATTTACGATTCATAGCGATACCTCTTACCTGTACATTTAAATAACCATTCGGAATATGGTTCCTTACAAGATAGTCTATCGGTTAAATGATGAATTACCTCCCCATCAAAAAATAAAGCAACATGATTTAAATATGGACATAATATTGACATTAATAATACGTCACCATTTTGCAATCTTTCGTCATTTCTTAATTCACGAAAACCTGTTTCTTCAGCATAATATTCAAAAAGTGGTTTTTCGTAAAATTCTTCTGGGGTTATAGGTCGTTCATAATCTTTTAGTTCAATGTTTTTAATTTCTTTATACCAATCTCTTACTAAGGCCCAGCAATCTGTAACACCCCAAACCCATTGACGGCCAAGTAATGGAGCTTTATAGCCTGTTGGCTGACAAAAACCCCATTGCTCAGTATTTGGATTTACAATATGCCATTGCAATCCACTTTCTTCGCAACTTATAAGATCAGCTTGGCTTGGTATTGGGGGGTGATGAGGATGGCTATGAACTACAGCCGTAATAGTTCCAAGATTATCTGCTTTAACATAATCCTCTGGATCTAAAATAAAACACTGTTGAGATGTCATGGATAAATTACGACAAGGATAATATCTTTCCTTACCTTTTATGTTTAATAAAAGTCCTACAGATTCCTTAGGACTTTCTTTCTTTGCATGAGATAAAGCTTCAGTTTTCCAATTCATTGAACAAAAGTACCTATAGATGGAAATAATTTTCTATTGCAAAATCTTTTTGGTGCTACAACCCCAGCCATATCAAAAACAGCAGCAAGTTCAAACTCTACTATTTCTCTATTTTCTTGTGACTTGCGATCAACAGTATAAACTTCTCTTGGAAACTCTGCTGTAGGATCAGGAGTACCAAACGGATTTATACCACCTGTAAAATTTGCAGCATCAAGAAATTTAGCTAGTGTTCTTACTCTCGTAACTGTAGCTCCTGTTAAATCATTGCCAGGGTTTATCTCATTTATTGCAGTTAAAATCGCTGATATTAATAATGTTGCATTACTTATAGTTATTTTTGGTCTTGGCAGTTTTCCTCTTTGAAAAGCAAAACCAGATGCTTGAATTGGAATCCTAAAATAATTTTTAGTTTGCCAAATAACCTCACCATTATTATTCATACTTGTACCATTATGAAAACGATATATATTTGTTTCTCCACTAGGAGAAGTATTTGTGCCATGTAGAGAAGCACTCAACTCCAATATAAAAAGCTCAATAATTGATGATGGATTTACATTTTGTAAATCACTTACGACAAGCGCACTAGTCATGGTTCAAAAACTTGTGTGAAAGTTGCTTTTATATCAGCTAAATTTCCATAATTCATAGTTTTTGTCCATTCTTGACATTTAAATTGTTTAGCGCCTGATTTAACCACAGTGCAATCATCTCCTACTATTGTAAATACTGTTGAAGAATTAATTCTTAACGTAAATGTATTTATAGTTGGAGTTGTAAGAACTGTAAAATTTCCATTAAAACCAACAACTGCTGATCCAGCTTCAAAAGCCATATTAACTACATCTCCAACAACAAGACCGTGATTGGCAATAGTAACTGTGACAATATTATTTACACTATTAATAGTGCCAACATCATAAGTTCCTGTTTTTGAAAATCCTTCATTTGGAGGACTATAGGTAAAACTCGCACCATCTATAACTCTAGAATCAAGAAAACTTTCTATTACATCAGCTTCTAATTCAGTAATATTAAGCCACTGTAAATTATAAATTTTAGGATTTTGATTTTGTGCGAGGCCAAACGTAAATCTTTTTTCATAGCCATCAGCAAATTTTATTGTCCTTACATTTGGCTTTGATTGTTTTGCTAAGGAATAACTTGGTTCAATAGAAGGGAAAGTTGCCATTATCTCAATAATCCTCCTGGCCTTTGTTGTTCGACTATTTCAGACTGTACCGCCATTGCAATCATACGACCAAGCTGTCTACCTTGCATTTCATCACCTTGTATTGAAGTTCCAGTAGCATCTACATTTACAGTAATATTACCACCGCTGCCACCTTGAGCAATAACGCCAAGCTTTCCACCACGACCACGTTTCAGCGGCATGATTGCTTCCGGGCCAGCTTCTCCCATGATGCCAAGTTGAGATCCTCCGTATTTGAACATTGTTGGTGAGTTAACAACTCCTCCTTTGCGATATGGCACGATTCCATTTTTAGCAAAAGCATTACCGTTAGCGTTATTCAAAAATGGAAAAAGACCCATAATAGGTTGTATTATTGTTTGACGTATAACTATTCTTGCCATATCAGCCAATATTGATCTTGTTAAATCAGAAAAATTAAGTTTACCTGTCATTACAAACTTAACAAGGGCATCTTCCATTCCTTGGAATGCTTTAGCAACAGCATCACCAGTTTCTTCTGCAAAACTCTTGATTGTATCGAAATATTTTTGTGCGCCTTGTGCAATACCACCTAGCTCTTTGTCTCCATCTCCTGTTCCATCTCCTGTTCCATCTCCTGTTCCAGTTCCATCATCAGATGGATTTTGTTCATAAAAAGTAGTTAAGTTAGCTAAAGCCGTATTCCTTTGTTGTAAGGCACGATCAAGAGTTTTACCTTTTTGTCCTCTTCTAATCATTCTTGTAACTTTTTCATTAGCTTTTCTAAAAATATCCTCTAGATTTTTTTGTTGATTTTCTTTTCCAATACCAAAAAATCTTTTCAAAGCCGTTATTGCTTTATTTATATCTTCAACAATAGAAGAAAATACTTCTTGAAATTTAGCTCCTACCGGTAAAAGAAGTCCACCAATATTATCTTTTAATTCTGACATCGCGGTTTTTAATCTATCTCCGGCAGCTTCTGGGCCTTTTGCAAGAATTTTTGCATTTTCTCCATATGTTGAAAATAGTTTCTTTGCAAACTTCATAAAGTCATCAAGAGTGACCTTGCCTTGCTCTAATGCTTTGTCTAATTCTGCTGGAGTCATATCCATAGATTCAGCAAATAAAGTAAACGCACCGGGGAGTCTCTCACCCAATTGTTGTCTCAATTCTTCGGCTGATACTTTGCCTTTTGAGAACACCTGGCTAGTTGCTCGCATGGCCGCTTTCATGTCCTCAAGATTTCCACCTGTACCTCTAATACCAGCAGCAATCGCAGCAAATACCTCTTCTGCATCAGATACTGATTGTCCAGCACCAACAACAGAAGCTGTTAAAGATGTAAATTGTCTTGTAATAACATCCTGTGGTATTGCTAATTCTCTTGATGTTTTTAGTAGAAACTTTTGTGATTTATTAAATTGTCCTGTATCACCAATAACCAATTTAAGTGCTTTTCTCTGTAAACCAAGTGCAGCAGAATATTCAGCTAAAGCTGATATTTGTTGTCTAACCATCCCAACTTGTGCGCCAATTGCAGCACCAACAGCAGCACCAGCAGGACCTCCAACTTTAAGACCAATTGCACCACCAACAGCACCTTCTGCCCCTCCAAAAATACCACCAGCAGCAATAGCTCCAGCACCTTTGGCAAGACCTTTTAATCTACCTTTTAATCCACCAGCGCCACCGCCAGCAGATGCTTGTTTCATCTTTTGATCTAATAATGCTATATCTCTTGTTAATTGCTTAAATTCTTGTCCAGTAATATCTGCCATATTACGCAAACCTTGCAAAGCAATCTTTTGCTGTTGCATACTGTTAATACTGGTTCCAGTTGCTTGATTAACAGCTAGTAATTGTGTTTTTACTTGTTGTAATTGTTTACTACTTAAACTACCAAAATTCTTTTTTAAACTGCCAACTTCTCTTCCTAACTGTCTGAATGCTTTCTTAACTTTAGCATCTTCAAAAGTTTTAAATTGTATACCAACTACTGTTACTGTATCTGCCATTTTATTTACTTTCCTTATTTAGTTCTTTCAAGGCAGTAGCTTCCATAATTTGGATCTCTTCTAAGATTTTAGACCTTTCTGTAATATTGTAAAGGTCAAACATACCTCCTTGCATAAGAAGTATCTCATACTTTAATCCTACTAAACCACCAAAAGAAGTACTCCATTGTGTCTGCATATTACAGAAAAGCATTACAGCATCCCAATTATCTTGTAATACTTCAAAATCTTCTTCTTTTTTTTCTTGTTTTGGCAGTTCTAAACCAAATGCCTTTGCGTCATCATGCGTTTGGTCAATTACTTCTTTTCCTGTACCTAACCAATGGTGAACTGCCTCTTTTAGTTTTTTACTTTTTCATCAAGCAATGATGCAGTATAAGAACTAGATACTGCTTTTAACCAATAAGAGTCCTCCATCATATCTTTTAGGTTTTGGTTAGTAAAAGGGATATCTTGACCATCTTCTTCTTTCATATTTTCCCATCCAACAAGCATCATTTTCATCATTTCAAATTCTGTTTTTTCTTCTATTGCTTTTTGATACTCACTAACTTTTAATCTTTTAAAAACAGCAATAAACTCACTTTCCTCAAAAACTCCAGCATCAGTAGCGCTTGGTTCGCGAACAACAACAGGCCATTTAAATGTTTTGTCCTTTTTTCTTACAAAAGCCATAAAGTGTAGAAATAAATATACTTCTACACTCTAGCGGTAAAGTCAACAATAGTTAAGTGTAGATAAGAGAAAATTCATTATTACCAGTAGTACTTGGAACTAATGTATATGGAATTTCTAAACTAGCAATGCCATCAATATCGCCATAATTTACATCTCCAATATCAACTTTAGTTGATGTGAATTGAACAATGTTTCCAGCAGCAGTTCCGTGAGTAAATTGCAAATTACCTAATGAAGTATCTGTAAGAGCAGCAGCAAAGAAATCTTTCTGTGCAAGAGTAGGAGCTTCAATAGTCACAGAGCCAGAAGCCTGTCTATCTACTAAAAGAACTTGCTTAGTACCTCCTACCAATTCTTGATAAACTAACTCATTGCCGAGGTCAAAATTAAAAGATTGCAATGCACCAGCGTATGACAATAATTGAAAAGCTGATGTATTACCATTTTTAAATATAAGTGGCTCATCCTGATTACCATATGAAACTGTTGGTAAAGCAGTATCAGTTGGGGCATTGTATATTCCCTGCATAGTAAAGTTTAATACCGGGATTTGACCTACCTCAGCTGACAATTCTACAGTTCCTCTTGCCCCGGTAACTATATGCCTTACCCCATCGATATTGTAGTGTATAGTTACTGAAGGAAAAGAAGCAGAAAGCGGAGTGTAAGTAACAGTATCATTACCTCCACTGCTATCAGCATCTGTAATAGCCTCTGCCATTCCACACGCTTTAAGGGCGCTTGAGTACCTAGGCGCTGTTCCGGCTGTTCCAGATCCTGCAAGTTCGACCGAAAATGTACATTCAACTCTTGTATTTGCAAGAAGTTGCTCAGAAGCTCCTAAATAAGGTCTTATCAGTTCTCTACTTACAACATCGCTTGATTGTGGTGTTATAGACAAATCTCTTACAAGAACAGCATCAGCAGCGGCAGGTGTTGGATCAGTTGCATAGCTAGATTCTAGTTCAATGAGAATTACTCTTTTTCTTGTGAGTAGTGCCATCAGTTTTTACCTCGTTGGTGTCTCGAAATCATTAGTGTTAGATAAGAGTGCCTTTCTTACCTTAGTATTCATTATTAATCATAATGCTTAAGGGTTGTTAGGGTTCATATTTTACAGTAACTATGTAGTCAAACTGTTATATCCAGTTCGATATTCAATATCAAACTCACAAGATATAACACCTGCTGGTTGATCTGCCTCTAATATTTCAAAAGAGGTTGTTGATGGACGTATATCGAGAGCTAGACCATTTACGGTAGGATCGTTTAAAACTTTTGTATGTAAACTCTCAATTGTTGGATCTGCAATATTATCAGGTATAGATCCCCTTACAATGACAGATACTCTTATTTTAAATTCCCATTTAATTTTATTATTAAAACTTTGCGTATCTTGAGGAGTATCACTTATTGGTTCTATTATTATTGCTGGAGTTTCTGATCTTGTAATTGCCTCAACTCTAGATCTGTAAATTCTATTACCAACGCCTGTAGTTCCATTAAGATTAGTTTTAATTTGAGCTAAAATTTGCTCTCTTTTTGTTGCCATATCACACCTTGTTTAATGATATTTTACATAAAGTTCCATCATCTATTTTTCTAACATTTCTCACTTTATAATCACTATTGTCAATACTGATTTGTGCATCAAAAGCTAAGGAACCTAATTCACTATTCTTTGCTATTAATTCATAATCAGTAGTAAGAACAACTCCATCAGCTATAAGTTCATCAGGCTGTTCCAAAATTCCTTTATAATTTGCACCACCACTTACAACAGAATTTCCAAAATCTGAGAAGAAAATATCTATGTTTTCAGTGAGTGGCATAAGAAAAAAGCCCTCTATATGAGGGCTATATATTTAGCTATATTTTTTAACGCCAACTAAGTTGATGCTAAAAGTAAATGTTGGTGATGAACCACCGATTGTTTGCACAATTTTTATATAACGCTTAGAAGTATCTTTGTTAATTACAAGTGTTTGCATTGAAGCAGAACCTGTAACTTGTGTAAAAGTAGCTCCTGAGAGGTCTGTGTAAGTACCACCACTTGCGTCAGATTCAGTTAACTTAACGTCTAATGTTGGACTAGAACCACCACCAGCAGCAGAATCTAAGATAAGCAATATATCTCCATCAAATTCGAGAAGATCTATAGCACTAGATGTAGCCGTAGCGGTAACAGCAGCAGTCGCAACACCAGCAGTAATTGTCAATTTGTCTAAGTTTTGCTGTAAAACAGACATTTTAAGATTCCTCCTGTGTAGAAATAAACTGTTCTAATTTTGCAATTAGTTCAGTTTTGGTTTGTCTTTTATCGAGTTCTATTCCAATCTCACGACCATAAGTTTCTAATTGAGCTTTTGTCATTTGAGAAAAGTCAACTTCGTCACTATCGGTAGGCCCTGACTCGTCAACTGGGTCTGTACTGGCAGTAGGTGCTTCACAAGCTTCAACAGCTAATTCAGCTTTACCAATAGCTACCAAATACTCACCATTTTGCTCATCAAGATCAACAATAGAGCCAGCACTCGTTGGAGTGCCAGCTATCATTGTTGCTCGTAGCAATTTAACCTTCATATTATGTTCCGAAGCAGAACGCGCCAGGTTGCTTAACTGCGAAATCAACGTCTTGTAATGCAATGATTCTTACACTACCAGCAGTTGCATTTGCGTATGGATCTACTGTTAGATCTAAACCTGACCACATACCAATAACAAACTGTGAGAAGTCTCCAAAGAGAACATCGTTATTTGCTAACTGATTAGAAACAATAGCTGGATAGCCGTTAATTTCATTATTCTCAAATACGAACTGCGCTGTGTTTGTAGCCTTTTCTGTTGACTTCAAAGCACCTCTAGCAGAAGCATTGATTAGGTAGAACATATTAGCTACATCAGCGTTAGCTGCTGCAACGTCTGTTTCCATACCGATGTACTCAGCAAAAGTACCAAATGTAGTAATTGTTTGTGTACCTACACCTGTTGTGTCTTTAATACCAAGTGGCTCGTTAGAACTACCAGAACCGTAAATTGCTGCGTTATCTAGCTTTGTGGCGATTACCTTAGCTATATCATCCCGAATCATAGCTTCAACATCTATAGAAGATTGAAGAAGTAATCTGCGAGAGTAGTCAACAAATGCTCCAACCGTCTTAGGTGTCATGTTGACCTGATCAAACGCCTGTTGACTTTCAGTTGGAGATCCAGATTCACCCACGAAATACGCAGTCGATGTAGATGTCATCCTGGGTATACTCACGTTACCTGACAATCCGGTCAACATTGTTGGGTTAGTTGCCATCACAGCCATTCTCTTTCTAAGAATGTCAATGAATGAACCTGCAAGCAACTCTGTAGGAACTAAGTTACCACCAGCAGTTGCTGTGCCTACATTCAAGTCTCTTTTTAAGACTTCGTTAGGAACAAGAATACCGTTTGCTGGCTTCTCATATTTCTTAGAAGCTGCATCAGATACTTCTCTCTCGAAAGCTGCCGCTTCTTGTGCAGCGCGATCTGTTGGGTTTGCTAGAGCGTTTAATGCTCTTAAGAAAGAAAATCTCTTAATTTCTTTTTGGTCTAAGCCAACTTCGTTTTGTGTCATGTCTGTTGAACGAATGGGTGTATTACGAACCTCTGCCTTGTTTTTAACAAGATCGAGGATTGCTGCTTTAGCCTCTTCGGGAGTTTTATTTCCCTTTATAAGTGTGTCAGCAAGCTCTTCTGCTCCATACTTTCCAAACTCACGACA